TAGACCGGTCTAGAAAACTTTCTGAAGAGGTACAACAACGACAGGTAGAAGAACTAGAAAAAGTTAGAGCCGAAATGGAACAAGCTCGAAGAATTGCAGAACAAGCACAACAAGAACTACAAAGAACAGCAGAACAAGCTAAACAACAAGCAGCAGTAGCAAAAGCAGCAAAAGTAGCGGCAGAAGAAACGGCTAGAGCAGCTCAGCAAGCACAAAGAGAACAAGCAGAAGCGACTACAGCAGCTGGACTAGCGCATACAGAAGAAGCAAGACGTCAAGCTTTAGCTCTCCAAGCTGAAGCAACTGCACGAGTACAAGCAGCAGAAGAACGAGCAAGACAAGCAGCACAAGTAGCAGCACAAGCAGCAGCACAAGCAAAAAAACAACTAGAACAAGCACAGGAAGATGCTGGAATGGCAGAAGCAGCAGCAGTAGCACTACAGAGAGCCTCTCGTTCCGAACAAGAAAAATCAGATCAGGCAGTTAGAGAAGCATTAGCAAGAGAAGAAGCATTAAAGAAACAATTAGCCGATGAGAAACAACTTGCAGCAACTCGAGGTTTAAAGGCTGAAGAAAAACCAGATGTTGGTGATGGCGAAGAAGAGCCCGAATGGCTTAGAGAAGCTGCATCCGATGTGGTAAATCTACCACCAGTATCATTCCGTAGTGCAGCACAAAGGGTAGGACAAACTGCACTAGCTGCAGCCGAATTAACAGACGGTGGTAAAGTTGCTGCAATACGCCAAGGACTTGGTTCACTTTCACCACGTGTACATGCGGCTATGGCAAGCACCGCAGAACGTCCATCGTCTTCGGCAGACGTACCACAGTATTCAGTACCATCAAGACAGGTTCCAGTAACACAACAGCCTCCACGAACACCACGAGAAAGATTTAAAGCAAGAGAGGCTGCTACGGCAATCACTTCGGCACAAACAAAAGCAGCAAAGGAAGCAGTTGCAAGAGCAGCACAAGCAAATATTGGAACTCTAGCACCATATCGTTCACCATCACCACATAGTCGAGTACAAGTTTTACCATATGGGCGATCACATAGATCACCGTTACCGGTGCGAGGGCCTGGCTTTTATGCGTCTGGTGTTGGTGGAAAGAGAAAAACTATAAAGAAAAAAAATAGAAACAAGAGAAAGAATAGAAATAAGAAAAAAACTATAAAAAAAAAGTCATAAGAAATTAAAATCTATATATGTTTTAATTTCTTAAAATTAAACTTTAGGGTTTAAAAGGGGCGGAGTCCCTTTAAAGTAGTAATCCCCATATACTACACCATTCTTAATAAGATATTCTTTAAGTATTATTTTGTTTTTGTTTTTAAAATTCAAAAGCGTTTTCATAATTTAAAAGCACTTTTTATAAAAGCAACAAAATTCAATATGGGGTTTGAGGGGTGTCCCCTCATTACCACCGATTCTTCTTAACATTAATCTTTGGTCCTTTCTGTTTACCTTGGCGAGAATTTGGATCATATACATCGTCTTCATCATCCGAATTCAAATCTTTCGAAATTTCCCAGAATTCTCTTGATCCTAACTTGAAATCCTTATGTGTATCTGCTTTGTACCAAAATATCTGATCCTGTAATTTATTAGATTTAACATTATTATTTATAACTAAACACTCATAATTCTCTGTACACTGATCCATGACCTGACAAAATGACTCAAACGTTGGAAACATACCAGCATAATTCTCATATATGCGTTTCCGATTTGCTATGTATGGTTCTCGCAAAATAAAAACGTAATCGATATTAGTGCGTAATACAGGTGGAATACCTAAGGGATATTGCATTGTGATGATAAGCATTATCTTCCAATGACGGCCGTTCATAAATAGGAGACGCATCATTTTGTCTCGTGTCCAAGTAGCATCAAATAAACAATCATCCAATATTACAAATGCCCGCGGATCTATAGTACTTTTTTTATAACTTTCCAGTTCTCTCTTTATCTGTTTTAAAACCGTTTTTTGACGTTTTAAAATATTCTCAATTATAGCTGTATTATATTCATCATGAATAAATAATTTAGGAACATGATTAGCATAGAATCCATTACCCGCCTCTGTTCCTGATATAACTGTTCCAATAGGAATATCCTGATGATAATAAAGTAAATCTCTCACTAAATAAGTTTTACCTGTATCGCGACGACCGATCATAACAATAACGGGTCCAGTATTTTGATCTGCCTTAAATGTTATATTCTTCATATCAAATTTTCTTAATTGCAAAGTCATTTAATAAATTTTAAGAAAATAATTATATTTATTATAACGCGAAATTAGTTAAAATAACCCATAAATAATATTATATTTAGACAATGGAGATAACCTATAAAAAAATTACTAATACTACTCTTTTTAAGAATTTTAAAAATCCAGATTTATTAAATATGGAAGAATGTCAAAATTATATTCCTATATATAATCATTTTTTCACATTTAATGATAATAATTATAATTCCATTAATTTAAATAGTAAAAACGCTTTAAACTCACTTACCGAAAAAGTTACAGAAAATATATTTAGAGGAACATTTAAAAATGATGATAATAAAACTGAACAATCAACTGTTTTTTTCAAATTGTGTCCATTATTAGATCCATTTAAATACTTAGCTGGAAAATATGATATTCTGGATCCGAACCTATTTAATCTTCCTAAAATTAATAATAATAATTGTCATACAAAAATTTGCGATATTAATAATTCATCCTATGTCGATAGCTTTTTTACATATTTAACAAGCCAATTATATAATAGATTGGATTTCGTTCATGGTATTGATTTTTATGGATCTTTTTTAGGTATTAAAACAGATTATCATGTTGATATTGGAGATGATCTAGACATGATGTCCAGTAGTGAATTTTTTTATGAAAATACAAATAAACTATTTAAATTTATAAATTCTGAGCATGAAGAGTTATTAAATGAGGATTCTAGAAAAAATAAAAAACCATTAAATCTTGGTGAATCTATTAATAATGATGACGTTTTGGATTTAGTAAATACTTTAGATATTTTAGATATTAATTCAAATAATCAAGAATCTATTATCGACTTATCAAGTGCTAATATTTTAATATATGAAGATTCTGAACTGAATAAGGATACAAATAATAGTTCAAAAAAAACAGATGAAAGCAGCTCCGAGTGTTCATCTAGATCATCCAAAACTGAAAACGAAGAAGATGAAAACGAAAAGAAAGAAGAATCTTCAGACGACGAGGAGGATGAAGATGAAGATGATTCCTCTGAAAACTCATCTGACGTCGAAACCATCTTTGTATCTATTAATCGATTTCCGATACAAATTATAGCATTAGAAAATTGTTCAAATACTTTGGATTATTTATTTGTTGAAGATAAGTTGTCTCCAGAAGAATTAAGTTGTGCTGTTGTTCAAATATTAATGACATTAATTACATACCAGAAATTATTTAATTTAACACATAATGATTTACATACGAATAATATTATGTATGTTGAAACCGATAAAAAATACCTATATTATAAAGTTAATAATAGACATTATAAGATAAAAACCTACGGAAAAATATTTAAAATAATTGATTTCGGTAGAGCTATATACAAATATAAAAATAAACTTATTTATAGTGATAGTTTTAGTGATGAGGGTGATGCTACAACCCAATATAACTGCGAACCTTATTTTAATAAAAATAAACCTCGGTTGGAACCAAACTATAGCTTTGATTTATGCAGATTAGGATGTGCTATTTGCGACTTTTTAGATGAACAATACGATGAAGATGATACTAAATATTTACCAATCCATAAAATTATATTAAATTGGTGTGTTGATGATGATAACAGAAATATTCTATATAAAAAAAATGGCGAAGAAAGATATCCTGATTTTAAATTATATAAAATGATAGCTCGAAAAGTTCATAATCACATACCGATGAACGAATTGAAAAATAAATATTTTGACAAATATGTTGTCCCTAAAAAAGAAATTAGAAAAGGATCTAAAATATGGAATATTGACACCTTAGAGGGAGATCCCCTTGATACACAAAATAACTCGGTTCCTGTTTTAGATGCATGTGACTGAGAAAAAAAAACCATTAAAAATTATGTTATTTGTGAGCTTTCTCAGTAATAGAGGAAAAGTGTTGGATTTCTCAGTAACGATTTTTTACCCATTCTCAAATCAAAAATTAGAAAGTGGACATACTTTTATTGTCCATTTTTAAAATATGGATCCCAAAATAAAAACTCGAAAATTCTAAAATTCCATTTTAGAGCATATTGCTTTGTTTTTGGTTTTTCGGTAAAAAAATTGTGATTGTAAAATTTTCAAAATTTTTTGAAAATTTTATTTTGAAAGAATTTAGGGGTTTTTTAATATATCATTTTATAATATATAATGGTATATTCAAATGCCCCTAAAACCCCTAAATTTAATTGTGACGATTGTAACTTCAAAACTGGTAACAGAAAAGATTATAATAGACATTTACTGACATCTAAACATTTAAAAAATATAGAATGGTATAAAAATGGCATAAAAGTATCCGAAAAACCCATAAAAAACCCCACAAAAACCCCGTTCGAAAACACCCATAAAAATATATGTAACTGTGGTAGAATATACAAATATAATTCTGGTTTATATAGACACAAAAAAACATGTAATTATAAAGAAATCGAGACCAAAAAAGATGATCCTGTATCGAACGATTTAATATTAAAATTAGTAGAAGAAAATAGCGAAATAAGAAATATGTTGTTTAAACAGTTTGAAAATATGCAGAATCAAATAACTGAGTTAATACCCAAAATAGGTGATACTAATAATACTATTAATAATAAACAAAAATTTAATATTAACATATTTTTAAATGAGCGGTGTAAAGACGCATTAACTATGAATGAATTTATTGATAAAATAAAAATAACAATTGACGATTTATTAGTAACAAAGAATAAGGGATTGTGTGAAGGTGTTTCAAATATATTTATAGAAAATATGAATAAGCTTTCTCTCCACGAAAGACCGATGCATTGTACAGATGTGAAGAGAGAAACTGTTTATATAAAGTGGGGAATTCCTCCACATCCTCCTGAATGGAAGAAGGATGAAGAAAATAAAAAATTAAAAGAGGCAATAAGTAAAGTTAGTTGCGCTCAACATAAAAAATTGGTATTATGGGAAGAGAAACACCCAAATTGGATGAAAAATTCGGATGAACAAGATGAATATATGCATTTAATAAAAAATTGCACGGATGATTTACAGGAAAATAAAAAAGAAGAAAAAATAATAAAAAAATTATGCAATAAAGTATATCTAAATAGTGAAAATTAATATATATTTTAATAAAAATAGAATAAATTATAGTTCTGTATACATTTTAACAGCCGAATTATCTATAGATGGTATTACATCCGGAGTATTATTTTTTAGTTCATCAAAAAAGTTTTTTAATTCATCTTTCATTTTGTTAGTATTTTCATTCAATTCATTCGATTTATTCAATTCATTCGATTCATTCAATTCATTCAACGCATTCGGTTTTTTTTCTGATATTTTAACTAATATATCATTATTAGAATCAATAATATTATCGATTTCTTTATATAATTTAGATGAATTATGTACTAAATTCTTTACCTTAGGAACGGTCATAGTATTTTTGAAAAAATCAAATATATGATGAATTAATATTATTAATATTAATGAGATAATTATCCATTTAACAATTCCGTATGTCATTTATTATATATATTTAATATTGTTTATTGTTAAATAACGAGATATATTCTAAAATATTATTTTTTAAATAATCATGAAATATTTCCTCTTTTGTAATAAAATATATATCTTTAATATTATTATTACACTTTTCTATAATAAGTGATATTTTTGATTTATTATCTAATTTGTATTCAGTTTTTTCAATATTGTATATTATATGATTATATGGTATACAATATATATTTTTATTATAAATATAGTAGCTGTTATCAATCATAAAATTTGTATCATTATATTTAGTATTAATTACAGATATATCTTTAGGAATAAGTTGAAAAAGATTATTATTTTGTATTCTGAATAGTCCTTCTGGTGAATAAATATCTTTATAAGTTGTAACAGTTTTATAGAATGAATTTAAACAATCTATGTTATTTGGCATGAATTTTGGAATATATATTTTCATATTTTATAATATTATTATAAACTATTTAAACCGATTCAAATACATACAAAATAGCATGCCACAAATTTTGATAGTAGAAAAGGAAGGATATATTAAAACTAAAAAAAGGACAACAAATACAATAGACGAATTATATAAAACATGTGGGTTTAGAAAAAATGAGAATTTTAATAAAATAAAAACGGTTGAAAAAGTATTAGAAAATGAAACAGTTACAATAGAATTATGGGGGCGTAAAGTAGGAAAAAATAATATTATAAATACCTATAAATTTCCAGAATCATTTGATAACCCAGTTATATATGGTAATAGTTGTTTAATTAGAACAACAAATAATAATATAATAGATTTAGAAGAGACAATATGGAATAAAATGGATGAAAAGCTCGTTCAACAAACTGAAATAGTTAAACCTATACCTATGGAAATTATAGATAATAACAACGGAGATAATAGTGCAAATAATGGAAATGATGCAGATGTAGATGAGAGCGATGGAAACTCTACATCAGATGATGATTGTGATTCAGAATTAAAAGAAGAATCATACATATATTCTAGCGAAGAAGAGGATACTTCCTAGAGGGGGACACCCCCTAACCCCCGTAAAAATGAAAAAATTAAGCTATTAGGGTTTTAAAGGGCGTCCGCCCTTTATAAAAATGAAAAAATTAAGCTATTAGGGTTTTAAAGGGCGTCCGCCCTTTATAAAAATGAAAAAATTAAGCTATTAGGGTTTTAAAGGGCGTCCACCCTTTATAAAATTGAAATTAATATAGAAATAATATATTATTAATATATTATTTATGATAAAGATATCAAACCCGGAGACATTTCGTGAAAATATTAAAAAAAAGTTTGAAAAAATATTAAATAATGCAACACATGCCGATAATTTAGAAAAGGGAATATATAATAAAACGATTCAAGATGCTACTAAAAAACTTGTAGTTAGAAAATGGGAAAACGTATATTTTGTTCAATTATATATTGATAAGGTTCGTACAATTTACATTAATTTACAGTTACCGGAAGTATTAAATCAAATTTTAGATAAAAAATTAAAATCTCACGAATTAGCTTTTATGACACATCAAGAAATCTTACCAAAAAAATGGAACGGTTTAATCGAAGATCTTAAGATAAAAAATCAGAATAAATATACACCGAAAATAGAGGCTTCAACTGATAATTTCACATGTTATAAATGTAAATCGAAAGAATGTAGTTATTATCAGTTACAAACACGAAGTGCAGATGAACCGATGACAACATTTGTAACATGTATTAATTGTGGAAATCGGTGGAAGTGTTAATAAAGGGCATCCTGCCCTTTAAAACCCTGGTTTATATTTTTAATTTGTTAAATATTGGGGTTAGGGGGTGTCCCCCTACCTTATAAAAGTTCCAAATCATGTAATTTCCAATATTCAGATTGTTTATTAGGGAGAGGGCGACGAATAATAAAAGGTAATTTTTTTTCTTTTAATTCTAATTGAGCGATTAAATAACCGTCAATAATATTATGTGGCACATCAATATACGGTTGATCCCCAGAATTAATTTGTTTAGCCCGTTGTCCTAAAATTCTGGTTTTCTCATACTTAGTAAGAAATGGAATAGTTCTATGATTATCATCAATTATATTTCCATTTTTATCTCTGGTAATTAATGTTAAATGCTCTACTTCAGTTGTATTTTTTACAAGACATTCAGGGTGTAATCTATCAATATATTGATCTCTTAATTCTTCATCAAATTTTTGCAAATAATTTTCATCATCACTTTCAACATCTGAATTCACAGGACTAATTAAAGATAGATTACTTGTAGAGTCAGGTTCTATATATTCGGTTTCCAAATCTTTTTTTGCAGAAAGATTAATAGGTGGTATATCTTCATCTAAATCTTCATCTAAATCTTCTTCTTCATCAACCTCATCATCATCATCATCATCATCATCGTTATCATCATCATCTGAATTATTATCATATTCGATTGGTAATTTTTTACTAATACTAGATGGTAATTTATTAATTTTTATAGATTCTTCGTCTTTCTCATCTTTTTCAATTTCTGGATCGAATTCTTCTAAATCACTCATTATTTATAATAATAAAAGAAACTTTAAATTAGTTCAATTTTTATTAGGGGAAACCCCTAAAACCCCAAAAAATTTAATTTATTTATATTAATAATCAGATTGATTACCGTACATTTTATATGGCAAACTGTATTCTTTTAATAGCTATATCTTCATTAAAATTTTCATATATTAAATTATGGGGGTGTGGGGGTTTCCCCCACCTTATTGCTCATTTGTTTTCCAAATTTTGTCACAAAAATGACACATATATATATATTTCATATTTTTATCATCATATCTTAAATAAATAACTTCACGTTTACTATTTGGATTGATATTAGAAGTACATGACTGATTTGGACACCTAATAGTATTAGTTCTTGGTAATGTTGGGTCGTGTTTTGTATATTGATTTATATCATTAATATATGCTCTTTCTTGTGTTACAATTTCGGTTCTTGAAACACAAATATTATCTTTATCTAGTATTTGGTCGGATTCTCCACAATTTCTGCAATAATATACTAAACTATTACCATCGTCTTCCTTTAATCTAATATATAACATATTTTCGCATTTATTACAAAAGTGCATTCTATATATTATATATATTCATTTAATATTTAATTTCAATTTTATAAAGGGACTTCGTCCCTTTTAAACCCTAAAAGTTAAATATTTTTTATTTTATGAAATATATATATATTGAAAAGGACTTAAAGAACAAACAATTTATTTTTATGGGGTATCCCCTCTTTACGATATATAATAAACAAAAAGAAAAGATAAAATAATATTAGGTATAATATGATTTATATTTTCATATTTAGAATTACAATTAGTTCCTAATAAATGGTCAATTGTATCAGGTCCAAAATTGCAAGATTTTTTATTATTAAAATCAGCATCATGGTGATCATGATGATTACCAATATTTAAAAATGAGTAATTTATTATATGAATACTAGTATAAATTAGACTATAATATAAAATTAATTTATGTGATATTAATTCATATTTATAATATTTTTGAGTTTTATATAATATAAAAGCCGGTATCATAAATTCCATACATATTTCAATTAAATAAATAATTATTTTAAATACACTACTTAAATCATGTTTATGATGTATATTATAATGTGGATTTATTTTAGTAGGAATATAATGGGTAAATTTGTGTAAGAAATATGAAGAATATATAAGTATCCATAAAATAAATATTATATAAATTGGTGAATGGTTTTTATATGTTAAAACTGTTCCCAATATAAATAAAATATTTAAGGGAATAAATTGATTATATAAGAATTTTTGTATATTATTTTTATTAAAAAAATCTAAATTTACAACTGGTATATTATAGCTTTTTAAAGTATTTAATATATTTTTTAATTTTTCTAAATCAAAAAACATTATATAATATTATATAATATTATAAAAAATTATATATATTTTTTCAAATTTGTAACTACAACAAACGATATAATAATATTTATTATAAGATGATTCATATTTTCAAACGTAGAGTTACAATTAGTTCCAAATAAATGATCTAACATATCTAAACTATAATTACATGGATATTTCAAATCATTATCATTATCATTATCATGATCATGGTGTTCTGGGTGATTTCCAATATGAAATATTGTATAATTAATCATATGATTACTAATATAAATTATACCAAAATAAAGAAGTATAATTGGTGGTACAGTTTCGATCTTTACAATTTTTTGAATTACATATAAAATTGCAAAAATAGATATATTTATACCTAACTCAACTAAATAGCCAAAAATGGTTTTTGCTATATTGTCAGTTTTATTATAATTTTTATTGTGATGAATTAATAAATGAAAATTTAATAATTCTTTTGGAAAAATGTGAATAAATATATGAGCAAAATAAGAATAAAATAATATAAATATTATTGAAAATATAGTATACGTTTTAGAAATAGATTTATGTGTTAAAATAAGTCCGAATATAATAATAAAAAATAACGCGGGAAATTGATTATAAAAAAACGATATTGTGTTGCTATTTAACATTTATTAATTATATAATTATTAAATATAATTATTAAATATAATTATTAAAAAATGTAATTTTGTAATATTTAATAAATATTAAAAATGAAAGTTTTAATAAAATAATAATAGTTAAAAAATTAATAAAAATTTCTTCACCTTGTTTATCTGTAATATTATCAACAATCATACTTCTAAATATTTCCGTGGCTATATTATATGTTTTATTATATTCAAATAATGTAAGAAGACATCTTTTATGTATAAACATACCAATTTTCAATATTGAAAATATTATTAATAAAACTGTTAAAATAAATATATTATTAGATAAAATAGTTGCCATACATAATGAACCAGCATTAATTATATGAAGTATTGTAAGTAATAATTTTTTTGTATCAGTAAAAGATTTTATTGAATTAATTTTTGTAATTTCAGTTTTAATATTATTACTAGAAAATTGTGTTTTTATATTATCAATCAAAATAGACATTTATATTAATAGTATAAAAAAAATTAATATAAATTATTCATCTAGTATTAAATTTTTTTTCGCAGTATAATGACTTTTCAATAAATCTTTTAATCTATTATTATGTGTTCTTATACATAAATTATATATACTACTAGTAATTGTCTCGTTATTTTCACCCATTTTGTTCTCTAAATTATTCATAATTTTATCATAATTAATTAAAAATATCTCTACAATTTTATCATAAAATATATTAAATTCTGTCGGCAACAACTCTTTCGTTAATATTTTATTAATTGCAACACCATGTGTTTTATATCTAATAATTTTATTATATGGTTCAATATCTTTATGACCGCTTAATATTCCAGGCTCATTTAATAATGGATTATCATTTAATATACTACATAAAACTAATAAAATAGATCTTATAGTTTGACAACCAGTCCATTGTTCACCTTTCCAAGTATTTAAAATAGATAAACAAACTTTACCGTTTTTATATAAATTAGGATTGAATCTTGTTACACCATCGTTGGTGCAATATGTAACATTTGGTGGGGAATAAGGATAATCTGTTGGGAATTTGAATTTAAATAAAAAATTTCCATATGCATAAGGTGTGTTTTCGGGACCAATAATTAATGCGTAACCTAATAACATATTGGATTCATCGTGTTTATAAAAGATTCCATCTTTAGAAAGAGGATTTTTAACAACTTCTTTGATATCAGAAATTAATCTTTTAACTGTAGTTGCACTGATAGTAGAATTATTCATATATATATATAATAAATTATATTTAAATTAAGATAAAAAAATTGACATAAAAATATATTCCAATATTAATACAATAGAATGTCTAATCAACTTGTAACATTAGAAGAATATTTAAAACGAAAAAGCATTGAAAAGGGTGGGATATTTACGCATACAAGAATCGGGGATAAAGATAGTAAAATTTCAGGCGGAATATATAATATTAAAGATCATGAATATTTTTTAGAAAAATATTACAAACAAGTATTCTGTGAGAGAAAAAAAGAATACTTAACAGAGAAACAGTATATAGAAAATGCTCCGGTGGTAATAGATATTGATATGAGATATGATACCGATATAATAGTACGACAACATACAAAAGATCATATTATAGATTTGATAGATATATATGCAAAGACAATTAGTAAAATATTTAAAACAGAAGATTTGTTAAAGTTAGAGGTATTTGTGATGGAAAAATCAAGTGTAAATATTCTAGATGCAAAAACTAAAGATGGTATACATATTATATTTGGTATATCGACACATAAAGCTGCCCAAATGATGTTGCGTGAAAAGGTTTTACCAGAATTAAAAGAAATTTGGGACGATTTACCATTAAAAAATGAAATAGATGAACTAATAGATGATGGTATAACGAGAGGAACCGTTAATTGGCAAATGTATGGTTCGCGTAAACCAAATCAAAAAGCATATTTAATGAAATATCATTTTGAGATTGAATATAATAAAGATAAAAACGATTGGAATATGGTAGAATTAGATATTAATAAATTTGATACAAAAAAAAATTTGCATAAATTGTCGGTCCATTGCAACGTATTTCCAAAATTAGAGATAAAAGAAGAACATCTTAAAAATTTTGAATATATTAAAGAAAATATGAATAAAAAGAAGAGATTACAACCCAAATTAACAGTAAAAGATTATAATATAATTGATTACAATAATATTACATCAATAGAGAAATTAGATAAATTAATTAAAGATATGTTTGAAACATTTGAACAAAACCCAACTGAGTATGAACTTAAGGAGACGCACGAATTTACGATTATATTACCGAAACAGTATTGGGATATTGGATCTTATAATAAGTGGATAAGAGTAGGATGGGCATTAAAGAACACCAGTCCGAAGTTGTTATTAACATGGTTAAAGTTTAGTAGTCAATCGAAAGAATTTGAATGGGGTAATATAGGCGAATATATTGATATGTGGAATAATTTCGATTTTGATAATCCAGACGGATTAACCACCCGATCTATTATGTATTGGGCAAAAACAGATAATCCAAAAGAATATTACAAAGTAAGAGCAGCAACCGTAAGTTATTATATTGATTTAACAGTAATACATGCAACAGAATGGGATTTTGCGCAAGTTTTATATCAAATGTGTAAAGATGAATTTATATGTGTAAGTATTAAAAATAACATTTGGTACGAATATATTAAACATAGATGGTATGAAATTGATTCGGGAAATACATTAAGATTAATTATTTCTAAAAAAATGCATGATATGTATATGAAAAAAACGACTGATATAATTAATGCTCTTCAAAAAATTGATCAGACGGAAGATAGTTATGATTCATTAAAAAAAATATCGAATAAATTGTCGGACATATGTATATTATTGAAAAAAACTAACTGGAAAAACAATATTATGAGAGAAGCTAAAGAATTATTTTATGATAAAGATTTTATGAATAAATTGGATAATAATCCATATTTATTGTGTTTTAACAATTATGTCGTTGATTTTAAAAATAAGACACATAGGGCTGGACGACCAGATGATTATATTTCCAAATGTACAAATGTTGATTATATGCCATTTATAAATATTAAAGATAAACCTGATTATAAAAAAATTATACAAGAAATAAATGAATTTGTAGAACAATTATTTCCAAATGAAGAATTACGAAAGTATATGTGGGAACATTTGGCATCAACATTAATTGGTAATAACGATAATCAAACATTTAATATTTATACAGGTTCTGGGCGAAATGGTAAATCGAAATTAGTAGATCTTATGTCAAAAGTATTAGGTGATTATAAGGCAACGATTCCGATTACATTAGTGACACAAAAAAGAAATAATATTGGAAGTACCTCATCAGAAATTGTTCAATTAATGGGGGTGCGATATGCGGTTATGCAGGAACCATCAAAGGGTGAAAAGATAAATGAAGGTATAATGAAAGAAATAACTGGTGGTGATCCAATTCAGGGAAGAGCATTATTTAAAGAAGCAGTTACATTTATACCACAATTCAAGTTAGTCGTATGTACAAATACATTATTTGATATTAAAAGTAATGATGATGGAACATGGCGTAGAATTCGGGTATGTGATTTTGTATCAAAATTTTTAGACAATCCATATGATGATGAATTTAAATTTCCCAAATCAGAGTGTCCATATCAATATAAGATAGATTTAAAGATTGATGAGAAATTTGGTAAATGGGCTCCGGTTTTGGCATCTATGTTAGTAGATATGACATATGAAAAACATGGAATTGTTAAAGATTGTAGTATTGTTATGGGAAGTAGTGATCAGTATCGTGAAGGACAGGATTATTTAACCGAATTTTGTAAGGAAAAGATTAAACAGGTTCCGGGTGGTAAAATTAAGAAAACTGAATTATGGGAAGTATTTAAGCAATGGTATATAATTAATTATGGACGCGGATTACCAAAGGCCCGTGAACTTAATGAATTTATGGACAAACGGTTTGGTAAATATGTTAATAAATGGAGTAATGTTATGATAAATTATGATGATGATGATGATGAGGAGGACTAGTGGTAAGGGCATTCTTCCCTTACGAACCCTGAAATTTTAATTCTTTATTTTTATGGGGTTCTAAAGGGGCTAGCCCCTTTAATGGGATTCTAAAGGGGTTTTCTCCTTTATTTCAAAAAAGTCATATATCCAATCAATTGTGGATTTTAATACAAATGGTGTAATTATATACAAAATAATAAATAATATTATTGGTAAATTTATCTTAAATTTATCAGATGAGACTAATTTAAATAAAATATAAAATACATAAATTATTAATAATAGATAATAAAAAATTAGTATAATTGTTTTATATAATTTTAAACTATCAATTTGTTCGTTTTCATAATAAACCTTTCTTCCATCAGTTAAAACATTTTTTTTAGAAGTATTTATTTGTTTTTTCAATTCATTATTATGTTTAAATAAATCGGTATGTAATTGATTTACTCTACTATATGATAAAGTATTACTTTGGTATTGTGATAACATAATTCCAATATTATTTTGTAATTCGTTTATTCTTTCTCGTAGATTCTGAACTGTATCTCTTTGTCTACTTCTAGTAGCAGCAATTGCTGCTGTTTCTAATTCTCCGATTTTTGTATTTCTTTCTGCTAGTTCTGTATCTTTTTCTGCTATAATTATATTGGCTTTATCTAATTGTTTATTAGCGATATCTAATGTTGCATTTGCTATAGCTTCTGCTTCTTGAGCTACTTGCGCGTCTAATCCTGCAGCCTCTGCTTCTGTAATTGCTTGAGTCAGGGTACTTAATTGCCTCGTTTTTGCAATTTCAGCTCTTCTGGTTGCTTGTCTCGCATTTTCTTCTGCTATTATTCGTCGATCGCGAGCTTTAGCTAATTCTTTCTTCATTGTTTCTACTCGTCGCTCGGCCGCCTGTAAATCAGCACTACTATTAGATTCTTGTGGTTTAGATGGTTGGTCCCCCATATTTTAATATATATATATATATTAAAATATATAATTAAATTTGTTATGTATTTAGCTTAATAAATTGAATATTGATTGAACTCAGAACCGGGAGATTGGTTTGATTGTCCAGATAAGAAACCCTCACTACTACATTTTTGTATACATTTACCAATAGTAGTATCAAATGACGTTCCAATAGAACAACATACTGCACCGGAACATCTAGAACTACTATCAGCAATTTCATCTTGTAAAACTTCTGATCTATTTTCATTAACGGGTGGTAGACTTGGATCTTTTGGATCTAATGAAAAATCATATTGATCAAATACCATATTATTGCGATATGATATATCTATTATTTTGGGTATAATTAAAATTAAACATATAATAATTACAACTATTCCTAAAAATGTTCCTATAATCGAAGGTAATATATGTCTTTTTGTTAAAATTGTAATAATTAACAAAGGAATACACATTAAAATTATAATTTTAATAATTTCGGAGTAAGCTTTGTACTTTTTACTATAATATGTATTAATTTGTGTCATTCTAATAATATTAGAATTCGATATATCTAATCCGCCTCCTCCTCCGCCTCCGCCTCCTCCTCCGCCTCCGCCTCCGCCTCCGCCTCCTTCACCCCATCCAGAACTACCTTTACCGATTTTAGAAAGTGCGGCCATTTGTTGTGCTTTAGCTTTTTCTAATTCTTCTGATGCGCCGGATTCATCTCGATCATTAATAGTTTTAGTAATTGATTTTCTTAACTGATCAAAATCAAAAGAAAATAAATTGTCTGTTAAAGGTATACTAAGTTTTGTGTTAGGCATTATACTATATATATTTTATAATAAAATATTATTTATTACATCTGGTTTATTTTAAAAGAAATTTATCATATGTATATTTCATTATTAGATAAAATACAAAACATGCTATAATTAAAATTGCTAATTCTAGTATAAAAGAATTATTTTTAGTAAAATTACTGTGTGTAATTATTAATATAATTGCAAGACAAACAACTAAGTATAATATATATTTTGTATAATTCGCTTGTAATTTTAAATACGAATAGTCTTTTTTTCCTTCTAGATTATTAATCATTATAATATATTAATAATAAAATTATTACAAATATATTATAAAACTAGATATAATATTATTAGTGCAATTATTAAAATTCCAGTTTGTAATACAACAGACCCGCTATTAGTTACAAAACTATAAATAATTGATAACATAATTATTAAAATAATTAGCATAACTACATATTTGAGAACATTAAATTCTAAATATTTTGTACCAGAGTTATATGATGGATAACTAATAGGATCTGATTCTCCGTGCTGATGTTGTTTTAATAATTGTTCTATTTCTTTTAATTGTTGTTGTATTTTTTGTTGTAATAATGATTTGGTATAATTCGCGCTTATATCTAATCCTATACCAGATCCTGTACCTGATCCTGTACCAACTTCTGTATCGAATCCTGTACCAACTTCTGTATCGGATCCTGTACCTGTAACTGATGTTTTTTGTTCGATTTTTAATTCTCTTAATTGTGCTTTTATTTGTTGTATAACTAATATACGAGATTGAATTTGTTGTCGTTCTTCTGCTGTTGCAGATTCTCCTAATAAATCATCAATTGAAGATTGTGATAATGATGAACTAGATAATGATGATAATTCAGAACCCATATGATCGGAATATCCTAATGACTTAAGAATAGATGCTGCCTGAGCCTTAGTTTCAACCGATGCTTCTGAAGTAGTACCTGGATTAGCAACATAAGAAGATCCGCCAGCAGCGGCAGCAAGTTCGGCTCTTGCGGCTGCTGCTCTAGCAGATTCACCTCCAGTTAATGACATATTTGATAATATATTTTTAAGTGTTGCTTGAAGTGTAGAATCGGAAGCCTTAGATGATGGATCATGTTTATTGTAGGTATATTCATCTAAAATAAGACCACCGGCCGCGCCCGAATCTTTTATTATATTTCCGGCAAAATCTTTGCATATCGGTTTTGTTACTGGACATATTGCATCTTTATCTATACAACCTCCATATGGACATGCCGTTTCGCACCATTTCTTTCCGGTTTCACAATTTTTTTTATATGATAGTTTTTCGGAAGCTGTTAGAGAAGACATACCAGAACATGTACGATTATTCTCTGTATTATGAACTGAGAATGCAGACAGCGTATCTTCACATGTACCATTATTATTATCATCTCCGTAATTACACCAACTACAATTAGAGTTTGTATTACATTCGGAAGATTTTTTTATATTACCACAGCTTACACCAGAAACAGAATCAGAACCAGAATTACATGGTATCTCCATTTTCGTATACTCACAGCCGGTGTTACAATCATTATGATACATACATTTGTTTTTATTAGTACAATCTTCAGTATCATCCATACACGGACTAGAACAAACTTTTGGGCATATTTTAAAACATGTTCCATTAGTATCGGACCATTCAGTTTTAGAATTTTCATCAACAAAATACGTGGTGCCATATTTTGCATTCCATGCTTCGCGTGCCATTCTTTGATTCTCGGTCATATTCATATCAGTTCGTCCAACACAGTTTCCGGTAATAGAAGTTGATGTAGTACACCCAGTAGGACATGATCCCAATCCTTCTGTTAAATTAAAAAAATTATAATATAAAGTAATTGAACAAATTATACCTATAATTATTATAATATTTCTAGTACAATTATCTATTTTAACCATTAATATATATTAATTATATATAATAATTAATATATGTATTAAATTACTTTATGAGTCAATAACTGGTCCAGTAGCTGGAGAATCTTCCATTTCGTCTACGTCTTTGTCATTATAAGCTTTACATAAATCACTTATATTAACTTTACCGTTTACAACAGAAATCTTCATATCTAGACCTTCAAATAATACAGGTTTTAAAAAAGTATATCCTAAATATAATACACACAATAAGCAAACAACACAAAATATACATTTGACATTTTTTTTAGATAACAATTTTGCCATATATATATTGTAAATATAATTATAAATTTCTATTTTATAATTTTTATATAAAATACTAATCCTCCAAACATAATTACTCCTAAAGTTATATTATGAACTAAATTCTTATTATATATTAAATTTTGATCTAATAATTCTCCAATTGCTGCATTACTACCATTTTCTAAATTACCTACCATTTTATTTAAAACAACATTTTCTGTTTCTAATATTTTAATCGTCCTATTTTTGTCTGCAATTGTATTAGAAATTTCGCCGGAATCAATTATTAATGTGTCTTTATAGTTATCAAATAAAGTTTTTGTACTATTTAAAATTCTTGTAACGTCATTATAGTCCGCCGTTGTTGTGATGGGAGAATCTAAAATATTTAAAAACGTATTTTTTAATGAATCGAATCTGATTCTATAATCATCATATGTTTTAATTGTCATATATATATTTACTAAGAACAAATTCTATAATAATAACTAGTTATGGCTGTTTTACTAGAGCGTTCAATTTCAACTAAGTATCCAGGACGAATACCCAATACCTGTGAAACTGGTTCAAATCTAGATATAGCAGGAAGATTACTATCACTACCAATATTAAATTGCTGTCTAATAAGTTCATCCTCTTTTTGTGTTAAAATTCTATGTTTTGGAACTAGAACATGTTTTAATATATTAAATTGTAATCTATTAATATTAATTATGGTAATAAATATTTGTTCGTGTTCAAAAATTGATCTTTGTAACTTTTGTAAAGTATCATTTGGTTCATCCTTAATAATAATTATCAAGTCATCGTTTTTTGTTAAAATAGATTCTATATTATAAAGATCCTCTATCATATCATAAACATTTGCTGGTCTAATAGTTTTTTCTAAATAATATTTAATATATATTTTTTTATTAGTTTCGTTATTATTTAATAAAAGATCTAATTGTTTATTTTCAAACATAGCGTGTATTTCACTAATACTAAATCCACTATATTCATCTGTATCAAATCCACGATCTTTTAAAATATCTAGTAATATATTTCGTGATTTATGAACCGCAATAATTTTTGTATTATCACTCATTATGTATAATATGTATAATTATAATTTATATTTATATTTTATTTCAATTTTTGTAAAGGGGCTAGCCCCTTTAAAACCTCGCTTTTAATATCGGTTCTTTAAGTTCTTTATAAATTAATATTTTCTATATATTTAAAGAAAATATTAATAAGAAAAAATTAAACCTGTGGGGGTTAGGGGGTTTAACCCCCTATCTGAATTACCTTTTTGACTTCTGATTTTTCTTTTTCCTCATCTTTAATTGATTGAACATCCGTCATTTTCGGTAAAATCGCTTGTTCTTTTATATCTTCTTCAACCTTGGTTGGATCACTACCAACAACAATTACATTCGGTGCGTCAACTTGAACTCCCTCTTGATTTGCTGGAATTGATGGAACAACATCTTCAGCTGGGTCTATTTCACTTGGTTGTTTTTCCTGTAAATCTTGATCGTGAACCGGGGGAGATCCAGACGGTTTTTTTATTAAAGGTTCTTCTAGTTTTTGATCAACCTTTTCTAAAACATCCGGTTGTGTTAGTTGTTTTAGGACATCAACCTGAAATTTTTCAAATTCATCACTGATTCTTTTTCCAACAGTTTCTATAATTGTAGGACTCTCGTCTCCTTCTTCTTCCGTGGGGGGTACCCCCACACCCCATTCTTCTTCTTCCCCTTCTTCTTCTTCCCCTTCTTCTTCTTCCCCTTCTTCTTCTGTGGGGGGTACCCCCACACTCCCTTCTTCTTCTTCTTTTTCTATGGGGGATACTGTGTTGGTTTTAGATTTTTTTATAGATAGTTTTTCTAAATTATTAATAGAACCGGAAAAGGACATACTTGATATTTGATCAATATTATCTTCTGTTATAATACGTATATTTATATTCATTGTTGCTAATTCTTGCATCAATAATTTAAATGCATATGGAATTCTAATTATACTAAAATCTCGTCCATATTTGCTAATATTATTTATTTTAATATCTTCAGGTAGTATTCCTGTAAATTGAATAGGTCCATCGGCCATCGGACTCATAAATAAATTCAAATTACTATTATAAATTGATATTAAACCAGTTAAATTACAAACGGCCATATAAAATTCATCACCTCTAATCATCATCGACTCCTGTAGAAAACATGATAAACCATGTCCAACTATAGCATCTCGTTCTAATTCTCCTACTCGAAGTCCACCATCATTAGCACGTCCCTGCACAGTTTGACGAGTTAATGCTGTGCGAGGACCACGGGCCCTATAATTAATTTTATCTTTAACCATATGTTTCAATCTCATATAATAAGTTGGTCCAATAAAAATATTACTCTCCATTTGTTCGCCAGTTTGACCATTATATAATATCTCATTTCCACTGGAATGTAATCCTAATTTTGTTAATAATTTACCAAAGACATCGTGTTTTGAGCCTTTATTTATAAATGCTGTACAATCACCATATGCGCCATAACCACAGCAAGCTTTACCCATAATTGTTTCAACCAGCTGACCAATTGTCATTCTACTAGGAAAAGCATGTGGATTAACAATTATATCTGGACGAATACCATCTTCAGTAAATGGCATGTCTCTCTCTGGAATAATTAAACCAATTGTTCCTTTTTGACCACATCGACTACAAAACTTATCTCCAATAGCCGGTATTCTATTATCTCTGACTCGTACTTTTGCTAATCTAAATCCCTCTTCTCCTTCGGTAACAATCGCTTTATCAACGTAACCTAATTGACCCTTCTTGGGAAATGTAGATGAATCTAAAGATGTATCTGGATTAGATAAATTTGTCATTATTTTACCAATTATAACAGTTTTATCATCAATTTGGCTATTCTCTTTAATTAGTCCATTATCATCTAAATGCGAATAATCATATCCTGGTTTAAGTCCAATAACATTTTCTTTTTCAATATTAGCAAAACGCGAATCAATTGTAGAATTACCAACTTTTGAACTTTCTTCACGATTTTCATACATATTATAGTAGGTTGTTCCAAATAAACCACGATCTATAGCGCCTTGATTAACTAAAACAGAGTCTTCAACATTATATCCACCATAACATGATATAGCAACTATAACATTTTCACCATACGGATGTTCTTCGTTATTAATATATTTTAAATATCTACTTTTAATAAGTGGTATTTGTCCAGAATTTAATATTAAACTAGACTTATCGATTCGAGCGAAAAAGTTTGAATGATATAATGAAACTGCTTGTTTACTTTGTCCACATGAAAAAAGATCTCTTGGTAATTGATTATTTTCAGGAAAAATAATTTGATTACCCATAACACCTAACATTAATGATGGGTGAATTTCCATATGCGTATAATTATTTTTTTCTAAATTCGAATGATCAATACAAATTAGGGCTGATTCTTTTTCGGATGTATCGATGTATTCAATAACTGCTTGTGTGTTTTTTAAAGAATCAAAATCTGCGGTTTTACCATATAAATCTTTAACCGTCATATAAACATCACATTTTGCAATATCGAAATCAGAATTTTTTTTGGAAAATCCACTAATTAAATCAGACCATGTAAAATCGTTTTTTGAAATATTATTAAGTATCTCCTGATTATGAATACTTAATTTATTAGTTATAATAGGATTTCCTTGTTTATCATATGAAGTATGATTATCTTTTTGTCTATTAATATAATAAACTGGATGACATAATCTTCCGGAATCAGTATAAATAAAAATTGTATTATTTTTAATATCCCAACTAATACTAGTATAAATTGGTATAAGACCACTTCGTCGATTATTTAATAACATATCTTTAACAGATTCTGGTTCATTAACAACACCAATCCAATTTCCATTTATAAATATTTTAGTAGAAGTAGAGAGATATTTAAAATTACATTCATTTAAAAATAATAGATTTGAATTTAAACGTAACCATTGGACCATTGGCTTTTTTGAACATTTTTTAGTGATTTTTGCTAGGATACTCATATGTTTATGTAGACCAATATTACCTCCATCAGGAGTATCAACCGGATCTATTATTCCCCATTGGGATGAATGTAATAATCTAGGTCCGATTACTTTTGCACTAGAATCTAATGGTAAATTAATTTTACGCATTAGAGAAATACTAGAATTAAATGATAATCTATTAACATCCTGAACAACACCTAATCGTTTAGTATGTTCTTCGGCTCCCCAATTACCTTTAAATGCCTTTCTAAATCCAGTTTCGACAATTCGATCTTTAAAGAAATCAGTATAATTATTTTGTATTAAATTTATAAAATTACTTTGATAAATACCTTGTTTATAATAATATTCTTTATCTATTTTCTGATAAATATTTCTTTGTTGTAATGTATAATATTCTTTGAATAAATCATATATTAGTGTACCGGGTAACTCAACTCGTTTATATCTAAAACTATCTCTATCGGTTGGTTTGCTAATTTTAATAAATACTTTTAATAATTCAAACACCATATAACCAATAAAACAAGCCTTGTCTCTGAAATTTAATTCACCAACACTCGGAAGTAAATAATTCATTAATATTTCCAGAACATGTGAAACAGTTTTTCCTTTTGTAAATGTTGCAATATATTTTAATGCAATATCTTGGGTAAAAATTTTAGCTGCGTCATGAATTGACGGTATAAATAAATCTACCATATTTTTATATTTTTCAAGATCTAATAAACAACATTCTATAATTGATTTATCTGAAATTATACCTAATGCTCTCATTAAAATGAATAATGGAACTGGTTTTCGTACATTAGGAACATTTATAACAATTTGATTATTTGTTAAGGCTGCCGATGGAGAAACTATTCTAATTGATAATGTTCGTATAGGTTTTGATGCATCTTCAGAAACGGATCTAATTTCAGCAGAATGACTATATATTTCATTTACTTTATCTCGAATATATAACATATTATCTGCAAATTTTTCTTGAGAAATAATTGTTTTCTCTTTACCACCTATTACAAAGTATCCACCAAGATCATTTCTACATTCTCCCATCATATATCGCACTTCTTTATTTAGACCTTTTAATAGACACAAATTAGACATTAACATAATGGGAAATCTTCCTAAAAAAATTTTATCTAAAGTAATAGAAGTTTCAGTTACATTTTGTTCATCATCTTCAATAATAAAATCAACTACTACATCGTAATGAATAGATACACCATATGTCATATTTCTTAATCGCGCTTCATTTGGATACATAAAATGTTCACGATTTTCATCAAAAATAATAGGCTTTCCATAATAAATTTGGTTTCCATCTTTACCTGCTAAATAAATATTGGCCTTTAATTTAAATTTTTTAGTGTCAGGATCCTGATGTTTTATTATTTTTATTGGATTTTTCTCTTTAAAAATTTGATTTATTCCACTACCAAAAAAATCATTATAAGATTCTAAATGGTGGTTTATTAATGCAGATGGATTATCATTAAAATATTTATCTAATATTTTCCATGTAATTTCTTCGTCCATTTATTATATTATATTCTTATATATTCTTATATTTTTAAGTATGTAAAGGGCGTACCGCCCTTAAAAACCCTAAAGTTTAATCTTTTATTTTATAACATGATTACGTCTTGTTATATCTAATAATTTAATTTATTATTTATAATAAATATTAAATTAAATTTCTAAAGTTAAACTTTAGGGTTTAAAAGGGACGAAGTCCCTTTACTTAAGCTAAAAGAGGCGCATAGTTAATAAGCGTAAGACCCAATAATGCAATAGTTACACCAAATGGTAGTAAAAGTACAAGCCATGATACGTTCTTAAGACCATATTTACATAAAGCATCTAGCACTACTGTCCAGAATATAACATATAATGAATGTAAAACTAAAACTAATACAGCATTTGTAACGCTGCATTTATATTTACCAACACATAATTGTTGTATATCACCATTTACTACGGTTTGTCCAATAACAATAACTAACGAAAGAAGAGAAACCATGAAATAAACGTATGATGGCATACATAAAGCATTTACTTTCTTTAAAAGTTTCATTATATTTTATATAAAGAAAAAATAATAATTATTAATTTATACCTGATTGATTTTCTGGAAAAGGCGATTCATTAATTGGATAACCCTCCAATTTATTATATAAATTTGCTAAAGATGTTTCTCCCCCTCTATATAAATTAACTAAAGGATTACCTCCAGTTTGTAAATATGCAAATGGATTATCCTTTGTACCAATCTCACCAGAATAAGGATCATGTCCACCAATATTGATACTATCATTACTTTGTAAATTATAATTACCACCTGTTTCAATCTTCCACGGTAATCCAGCAAACGGATTATTAGCATCATGAATATGTGGCTTACCATATCCTCCACCGACCGTTAATTTACTCTTTTTTTTACTAAACATTCTTCTACTTTTTCTACTTTTTCTACTTTTTCTACCTTTTTTACTTTTACTTTTTCTTTTTAATCCTAAGTTTTTTCTATACATTTTTGATATATATTTGGGTCCGCGCAATTTTATAGTTCTATATCGTATTTTTCCACTCTTATATCGTTTTGTTAACATATATATATATTCTAAAGAAATTATTCTAAATCAACATGTGTTAATATATGTCTACGACAACAATATTTTTTTAATTTCAATTTATCGAGAACTAGACCCTCTGGTGTTTTAGAGATATTATCCTTAGATAAATATAAAACTTTATCTATTTCCATATCCTTATTAAACTTAATTTTACGAACTTCCTGCTGAAAATATCTGTATTTATCTGCTAAAACGTTTCCACATGTAAAACATTTTACTGGAATAATCATACTGTATATATTATTATACGAATAATATTAAATCAATTTTAATTTAATATTAATATAATTATTATATTTGTAAAATATCAGTGCGAATTATTATTAAGTATATTAAAATTATTAAATTTATCAAAATTATTTAAATTATAATGTTCTACAAGATTGAAATTTTTTGTTGATTCATAATATATTGGTTCATCTGTATTTTCTGATTCGAAATTACCATATTTTGACATTAAATTGCAGTTTATTTTATCTGTATCTTTATCAAATTTATTACATATTTTATCTATTATAGATGGTGATTTATTATATTTTAGTGATTCTTCTAATGGTAGTTCAGATGGAAAATCCGATGGTAATTCATAAACTATATTATTCATCGTTTCAATCGTTACATTTTTCTTGTTATTTTTTTTTGATTGATCATTTATAATTGAAAATATAACTAGAGTACCAATAATAATTATAACTCCTCCAATTATAGATATGTAGTTTTCTGTAGTATAATTCATTAAATCAACAATTAAAACCGGCATATATTATAAATATATATTTTTATTATACGGTTGGATAGGAAACCTCATATATTCCTAAAATGAATATTTTTTATTCATATATATGCACCAAACTATTTTGTGAATTTTCACAACAACCTATCTCATATCCGGTGCTTGTTTTTCTAATTACCATTTTTTCATTATTTTTGTGAATTGTTTGATGACAAAACTCACAAATATTTATTAAATTAGCAGTATGATTTTTATGAAAATTTGTATCCCGAGTTAGAATATAGTTATTCTCAGTAGCATCTTTTTGATATTCTAAATGATGTATTTCTGTTCCAATTCGGTCATTACATATTTCACACATGTCCTTTATTTTTTTTGAATTGTATCGACTGACGTCTTTAGCTAAAATATTTTTATACATTTCATTATATTTTATACGTAAATCGTGTGCTCTATCCAAAAAATCCGTTGGCAAATTTAGCGATTTACAAACTTCTAATCCATACATACTCTCCCCTGGTCCATCTTTTAATTTTCTATCATAAACTAATTTATTATTCGCTTTATCAAATATAACCGACATATGATACATTTTTAATCGCGAAAGATCATTTATCTCATCATATTTTACAATTTCATGAAAATGTGTTGCAAATAAAAATGTACATCTTTTTTCATGAAGAATCTCCAATCCAGAAACAAAAATACTTAAAGCAGAATCACTCTCTGTCCCAGAACATAATTCATCTCCTAATATTAAACTGTTTTTATCTGCCATTTGTAATATAGTTCGTAATTCGGACATTTCTACCGCAAAAGTAGAAAGACCCTTGAATATATTATCATTTCCCAAGATTCGCGTAAATATACTATTGTATGGACTATATATAAATTCAGATGCTGGCACATAAAGTCCGGACTGCGCCATTATTATAGCAATTCCAATAGATTTAATAAGACTAGTCTTACCAACCGCATTTGTTCCATATAATAGAATGCCATCCTTAGTGGAGGAGACCCCCACACCCCCGTTATCCTTCATACTTCTAATATCACAATTCTCTTCTCTTCCCAATTTCAAATCATTTGTTACATAGATTTCACGCGTATTTAAATGTTCAATTAAACTATGTCGTATCCCCTTAAATTCAATAAATGATTTATCACGGGTTTCAATAACCGGTTTACAATAGTTATATTCATTTGCTATATAACATTTGCATTGGATTATATCTAATTGAATAACAAATAGAATAATATCATCCATATTATTTTTAATAAAGTTATTTAGAAATTTATGATAATAAATTTCTAATTCACTAATTAAATCATTCTTTGAAGTATTAATTAAAGTAGCAATATTACGAATTTCAGGACTAGTTATAACTATACTATTTTTATTTCCACCATGAGGAATATATTCTATTGATTTAAGATTTAATACATATGTTTCTTCATTTTCTGAATAATCAGATTTATATTTTAATACAACTTCGTCACCCTTGTCCTCTAATATTTTTTTGAGAAAAGTTGCGCGTCGTTTAGTCGCTAATAACATTGCGTCCATTTTTGCAGTTTCATGGATTTTAACAAATTCGGTTGTTTTCGTAGACGCTTTTTCATATGTAATAATTAAGTCAGAGAATAATTTTCTAATACATTCTAATTGTTGTCTACTATCTAATGTTTTTTTATAATGAATATCTAATTTTTCATCTAATCCTCGATTTATATAGAAAATGTTATTCGTATTATAATTACCTAATTTTTCGTGTGAAATATCGTCTATAAATTTCGATTTATTTAAATCAAGTGTTTTTTTTATATCTCCAATACATTTTTTACAGGTCTCAGATACATTAGTTATATCAATTGGATTATTCAAAAACTTTGTCATAATTTTATCTTTTTTAGTAGTCTTATGAAGTTCCAAAATTGAACATAAATTTCCATATAAAATTGTGAAATCTTTTGGTGTTATTCTTTTCATAATTAATTTACGTCGTAATTTTTCAATATCTCGAATATCATTTAATGCTGTACGATAGTGCTCCCATGTGGGGGACACCCCCACATTCCCCTTTACACTCTTGACCAGGGTTTGTAAGGGCAGGATGCCCTTACCAAGGAGGTGTTCCGTTATATCATATGATGCATTTAAAAAGTCAATATTAGTGGTAGGATTTAGTAAATTATATAGAAATTTACGTTTACCCATCGGTGTTATACAATTGTTTAATAACTTACTTACACAAGAGTATTTACCACTATAACGATCATCAGATAATATATTTAACTGTTTTAATGAATGATTAGCCAATATAAGTCTGTCTGTATAATTCTCGAAAAGTGGTTCAGATATATTATTAATAAGATTAGGATTATGCTTATAGATAAAATCTAATAAGTAAATAAATGATTGAACTGCTATACAATAATTTTGAAGATTATTTAATAACACTTCATCATTTTTAGTTGGATAAAATCTTTTAATAATTTCTTGTTGATAAATCTGTTTTTCTGCGTTTCTGGCAAATTTACCTAAATCTGTTTCATCAGAAATATTTATTTTATGAATTTTATTTGAATTTATTGCAGTATAATTAATAATATCATTTATAGTATTTTCATCTAAATTAGAGACTATAATACATTCGTTTGGGTGATAAATAGATATATAACGTTCAAGTTCATCATATGTTGTTGGATTATGAATAAAATCTTTTGAAAATTCAAATATAGAGGTCGTGCCTGTATATATATCTACATTTGATACTCCAATACTAATTTGTTCTTTTGTAATACTGGAACTCGAAAAATGTATCCATATACAAGTTATATTATTAGAAAGCTCTTTTGTATCATTCGAAAAGTAGGTTCCTGGAGAGAAAATAGTATGTAGACTACGCGTTGTATTTTTGCCTTGAATATCCTGTGTATATACGACAATTGTATAGCCGTTTTCTTGCATTTTTTTTACATATTTTTCTAATTGAGGTAGACCAAACCCAGCCATAACAACCTTAGCATCTCCTACACATATATTTTTTCTAGCAGTTATCATATCATTAATTTCGGCAAACTTAACAATTTCACTTCCATAAATATTATTATCATTATCAAGAAGCCCATATGCTTCAAAAAAAGAGCCAACCTGCATTAAAACAAGTGTTTTCTCTCCATATTCTTTTTTCCATTTTATTGTATAATCTAAATATTCTTTAACGATTGTCATATTAATTTAATACCAAAATGGTTTTAAATTAATTTATAAAAGTAATTTGTTATTTTTCTAAAAATCTACCAGTGTCTTCCACCTTTCTTGGATCTACGTTTTTTGCGAAGAGATCTGCGACGGCAGTGTTTTGGGCACTTCTTTTTGCCTCCCTTGCGCGATTTGCGCGATTTGCGTGATTTGCGTGATTTGCGTGATTTGCGTGATTTGCGTGATTTGTGTGATTTTCTACGTCTGCGACGGCCGCCAGCCTGCGCCTCTTCTTCACCCCCAACTGGAGCACTACCACCAACTAATACTTTGCGGGACTTGCGGGACTTGCGGGATTTGCGGGACTTGCGGGACTTGCGGGATTTGCGTGATTTGCGTGATCCGCGGCGTTTACGGTGAACTTTCTTTGATTTACCTGAACGACGTCTGCGGCGTTTACCACCGACCTGAACAATGGGAGATTCTTCTTCCTCAACTTTTAAGGCTTCTTCTAGACTCATTATATATATTATGTAAATAAAAAAATATTATAGAATAATAAGATTTTTAATAATACGAACAATTTCTTCTAAATATAATTCAATTAAAAATATATTATAATTTTTTATAATTTTTCTAAATTTCCAAGTTGTCTAAATTATTACTCTTCTATTAGATAATTATGAATTAAATTATCTTTATTTGAATTTCGAATATCTCCACCTAATAATGTTTGTTCATACATTTTTTTTATAACATCCGGAGGTGCATTACTTCCAGATTTTAATAGATTATGTCTTTTTAAATAGCTTTTCATATCTGAAAGTTTTGTTTGTTTTAATAAGATATGTTCTTTGCTTATTTTTTTTCGAGTATCTGAATTTTTAATTAATACAGACACTTTTCTTCCTCTTTTTCCTAAATAATATTTTAATGTAGTAGCTTTTGGACAAGAAGTTTCTTCAATTTTATATTGAGTTTTTGCTAAAGTATTTAAATCTTTATTTTGTTCATTTTTAAATTCTTGATTACTTTTTTTTAATGTTGTATTTTTCCATTCACGGTATGTCGGCATCGTTCCATGTTTTAAACAACCATACTGTGGAAGTTTATCTAAAGTTGCCGGGTTATTTGATTCAGTTGATTCAGTTGGTGGAGTTTGAGCAATTGATGGAGTTTGAGCAATTGATTGAGTTTGAGCAATTGATGGAGTTTGAGCAATTAGTGGAGTTTGAGTAGTTGGTTGAGTTTCAAATGAAGTTTTTATCAAAATTGGTTTCTGATGATGTTGTTTTTTCCTATTTTTTAAAGATAAGTCTCGTAAAAATTTAAGCGAATCAGTAAATTCATTATCTATATCGGGTGGTTTTTCAATTTGATTTTTAGAAGACATTATAGAAGGAGCGATTGATGATGTTGCTGATGATGTTGCTAAAGTTGTTGCCGGAGTTGTTGCTGGAGTTGTTGCTGGAGTTGTTGCTGCTTGAATTTTTGAATTTTGGATTGGATTTTCCTTATTACGTTTATAATTTTTAATTTTTGCAAGTAATTGATGTTTTAATTGATTTGGTTTAATATCTGATTTTGATCGCTGATTTTTTAAAGTTTTAGATTTACTCTTTTTTCTAGGAGAAATACTAAATAATTCTGGACTTATTGAAATAGTTTTAATTGGTTTATTTTGAGTTTGAGACATTTAAATTAATATATTAAAATTAATTTGTTAATAATCACGCATAAAGGGACGAAGCCCTTTAGAATCCCAAAAGTTTTATATAATTATTTTTATGTTTCGCGTGCTCTTTAAAATATATTAATCGAGTAAAAATTAAAAATAAAAATTAAACTTTAGGGGTTTGGGGGTGTCCCCCCAACTTAATTATACATAGAATAAACTGATGCAGAATTTTTTTCAGGTTGATTAATATGTTTTTTAAATATTTCAAATCCGTTTTCTAAGTCCGCTTTATTTATAATTGTTTTAATACTTTTATCTTTACAAAATACTCTACGACTATGTGCTATTTTGGTTTTCAATAATAAAATTTCCATATCTCTTCCAAAATATGGAAAAAAATCCATATTACCTTCAAAAAAATCTATATTTATATCTGAATCTAGACTCCAACTTATATCATTTACCTTTTTAATAAAAATATGTTTCAAATCATCTGATGTATATTTATCAGTTTTAAATATCCAAGGAAAACGCGATTTTAGTCCTTGATTATAATTAAAAAAACAGTCATTTAATTCTTGTTCATATCCAGCAATAATTACCATTAATTCATCTTTATGATCGCTTAATGCTTCACAAATAGTATCTATACATTCTTTGGAAAAACTATCGCGTTTTTCTGAATTTCCTAGAGCATATGCTTCATCAATAAACAAAACACCACCCAACGCTTCATCTATAACTTTTCTTGTTTTCATAGCAGTTTGACCTAAATATCCGGCTACTAAATCTGACCGAACTACTTTTCTAAAAGAACCATTTTTTAATATACCTAAATTACTAAATATTTTACCAACTATCTTAGCAATTTCAGTTTTACCGGTACCAGGTGGCCCATATAAAACTGTATGCATATAATCGATTCCACTATTTAAATGTAAATTTTGTAAATAAAACAGTATTTGATCTAATATGTTATTTTTAACATCATGAATACCGATCATATTATTTAATTCCATAAGAGGATTCTTTATTTTATGTATTCTACTAATATCAATATTATATTCTACATTAGAAACGATAGGATAATCGTTACTTAATTTAATTAAATCTCCAATACTATTAATTTCTAAATCAATAACTATAGTTTCTTTTTTAATAATTAATTTCCGAGGAATATTCGTATTTTTTATTATATTATTAATAATGGGGTCTGTATTATATAATTTATAATTCTTATTTATTAAATTAATTGTTTCATTCATAGTTTTTTTATTTTTTATAACCTGTTTTTTTATAATTATATTATTATTGATATGCAAATCTAAACACCGTTTTAAATTACTCATTATTTATTGATATATTATAAAAAATAAGTTATTTCTTATTGTACCACCGCATTCTAAATGAACCGCGCCATTCACCATTTATCTTATTATTTTCCTTAATATTATTATTTTCTTTAGAGCTATTTTGTATATATTCTAATTCTTTATGTTTTTTCCACTTAAAAAACATAAATTCTTGAAAAGTTATTCCGAGATTGTATAATAATTCGTTCGATGGATACACAAAATTATTTCGAATCTCAATCCGATTAAATTTTATCCATAACGATTTTGAAAATTTTCGCATTTATATTTTATTATTATTTAAAGATAAATTGAAATAATAAATAAATAAATGGATATAGGCAATAAAATGGATAATAGTGATAAACAAACGGAATTAAGGGATTCAGAAGAACCGTGGACAATAATAAATGCCTATTTTTCAAACCAACATCTTCAACAATTAGTACGACATCAGGTTGAGTCGTTTAATGATTTTATAACTAGACAAATTCCTAATACTATTGTGATGTTTAATCCTGTTCTAATTAGTTCAGAACACGATTATGATAAGGACTCTAATAAGTATGCCCTTGAAATATCTATTAATTTTAGTAATTTCGGTATATATAGACCCCAAATACACGAAAATAATGGTGCAACAAAATTGATGTTTCCACAAGAAGCCAGATTGCGGAATTTTACATATGCATCAAATATGACAGTTGATATAAATATCAAATATATTATTAGAACTGGTACTATGTTAGAAAATGTTCAAACTATATATAAAATTTTACCAAAGATTCATATTGGAAAAATTCCAATTATGTTACGTTCAAGTGTTTGTATATTGACTCATTATAAACATATACCACCGGAAGTTACTGGAGAATGTAAAATGGATGCTGGTGGTTACTTTATTATTAATGGATCAGAAAAAACATGCTTGGCTCAAGAAAGAGCTGCAGAAAATATTGTATATTGTTTTAATATAAAAAAAAATAGTAGTAAATGGAATTATATTGCAGAAATTAAGTCGGTTCCCGATTGGAAATGTATATCACCAAAACAAATTGCAATCATGTCATCTATAAAAAATAATGGATATGGTCATAGTCTTTGGATTCAAATACCACGAATTAAACAACCAATTCCATTAGTAATTCTTTTTCGAGCATTAGGTGTTATATCTGATAAAGAAATTTGTGAGAAAGTTGTTTTAGATATAAATGATTCAAATAATAAAATATTTATAGATAATTTAAAAGCGTCAATTGTTGATGCAAATGGTTATACTAGTTATGAATCTGCTATAAAATATATAACATCCCATGTTATATACACACCCTTAAATATGGATAAAGAACAGGGTCTTTTAAAAAAGAGGGAATTCGCATTTGAGATTTTAAAAAATGATTTATTTCCCCATTGTTGTAATAAAACACAACAAATATACTTTCTTGGATATATGACTTTACGATTGTTAAAGTGTTGTAATGGATTAATTAAGGTTGATGATAGAGATTCATATTTAAATAAACGGGTTGATTTAACGGGAACATTATTAAATAATCTTTTTAGAAATTATTTTAATAAATTGGTTAAAGATATGCAAAAACAGATTATTAGAGAAATTAATAATGGTTCGTGGAGATCAAGCGAAGATTATTCTAATATTATTAATCTAACAAATATATACAAAATTGTTAAATCAACAACAATTGAAAATGGATTTAAAAGAGCATTAGCTACAGGAGATTTTGGTATTAAACAAACAAATAGTAATAAAGTAGGAGTAGCACAAGTTCTAAATCGATTAACATATATTGCTAGTTTAAGTCATTTAAGGCGATGTAATACACCAATCGATAAAAGTGGAAAATTAATTCCACCTAGAAAATTACATAATACAACATGGGGATTTTTATGTCCAGTAGAAACTCCAGAAGGGGCACCTGTTGGTATAGTTAAAAATTTAAGTTTATTGACAACTGTTACAATAAATTCAAACAGTAAACCGATTCATGAATATATTAGTAATGAAATAATTGGTTTAAATGAAGATCTTAGTGAAATAAATAAGAAAGAGTTAATTAAATATGTAAAAGTATTTATCAACGGTTCTTGGGTTGGAATAACAAAAGATCCAGTCGATTTATATAACAACTTAAAAGAAAAGAAGTATAAGGGAATTATTAATATATATACTAGTATAATTTTTGATTACAAAAATAAAGAAATTAAAGTATGTAATGATGCTGGAAGATTGGTTCGACCATTACTTAAAGTACATAATAATAAGATTTTAATTTCCAAAGATGTTATAGATAAATTAAAAAAGAATGAATTACATTGGGACGATTTACTTAGTGATTGTAAATTAGATGAATCCGTAATTGAGTATATTGATCCATTAGAACAATCATTTAGTATGGTTGCGATGAATAATAAACAATTAAATGAACATTCATCAAATTTTATTTATAGATACACACATAGTGAAATCCATCCTAGTACAATTTTTGGAATTTTGGCATCTTGTATTCCATTTCCCGAACATAATCAGGCACCAAGATTGTGTTATCAATGTGCGATGGGTAAGCAAGCTATGGGTGTATATGTTACAAATTATGATAGTAGAATGGATAAAACCGCTTATGTTAATACATATGGTATGCGACCATTAGTTGATACTCGTTTAATGGATATTATCAAATTAAATACACTTCCATCTGGTTGTCAAGTTATTGTTGCGATTATGACATATTCAGGATATAATCAAGAAGATAGTATTTTATTTAATCAGGGATCTATTGATAAAGGTTTATTTCAATCAACAATTTATCATACAGAAAAGGATGAAGATAAAAAAATACATGGTGATCAAGAAATTAGATGTAGACCAGATCCATTAAAAACAAAGTGTATGAAATTTGGAAATTACGATAAAGTAAATGAAAATGGTGTAATTCCAGAGAATACACTTATTAAAGATCGCGATATAATTATTTCAAAAGTTCTACCAATTAAAGAAAATCGCAATAATCATACAAAGGTTATTAAATATGAGGATCAAAGCCGAATTTATCGTACAAAAGAAGAAGTTTATATAGATAAAAATTATATAGAACATAATGGTGATGGTTATAATTTTGCGAAAGTTAGATTGCGGTGTTTACGTAAACCGGTAATCGGTGATAAATTTAGTTCGCGCCATGGACAAAAAGGGACTATAGGTAATACTATACCAGAAGAAAATATGCCATTTACAGAAGAAGGTATTCGACCAGATATTATTATTAATCCTCATGCAATTCCTAGTCGTATGACAATTGGACAATTGAAGGAGACCCTTTTAGGAAAAGTTTTATTAGAATTAGGTTTATTTGGTGATGGAACCAGTTTTGGAGAATTAGATATAAAAGATATTTGTAAAGAATTACAAAAAATTGGATATGAATCGATGGGAAATGAAATATTATATGACGGTTTAACCGGTGAACAACTAGAATCTAATATATTTATTGGACCAGCATTTTATCAAAGATTAAAACATATGGTAAATGATAAACAACATAGTCGTAGTATAGGACCGATGGTTAATTTAACTCGACAACCGGCAGAGGGTCGTTCTCGTGATGGTGGATTAAGATATGGAGAAATGGAAAAAGATGCATGTGTAGCACATGGTATATCGCGATTCAATAAAGGACGAATATATGATGCATCTGATTCATTTCAAGTTAATGTATGTAAAAAATGTGGACTAATTGCAGCATATAATAATGAACAACAAATACATTTTTGCAAAACATGTGATAATCGAACCGATTTTAATTATGTAGAAATCCCATATTCATGCAAACTATTATTTCAAGAATTAATATCAATGAATATTGCCCCCAGAATTATGACTTAAGGGGAAACCCCATTTAAAACCCTTGAATATTTAATATAGTAGGTTATTTCGCGTTTCCATTAAATACTTGCCCATTTGATTATTTCCAAATAAAGTATTATTGCTTATTAATCCTCCCCAAAAAACTGGTTGAGTATTTAATCTTTTATTTGCTCCTCTATCAAATTCTAACAAATATATATCACTAGTAGATTTTAATAAATCACCAAAATATTTTTTAGAATATTTTTTTTCTAATATATTCATCCATAATTCATCTGTTGACCGAAAATTCTCATCGCGAATTAAACCTAATTTTTTACTAATTTTTTCATTTGTTGCCATTTTTGCAATTATTCCAATATTAGCCTTTTTTGACCAATATTTATATTTCTTTTCATATTCTTCTGGTTTATAAACCAAGTTTAATCCATTCCATACACCTAAATCTCCGGTTATACTAAATCTACACCTTTGATTTTGTACATATTTTTGTGCTTGAAACGCGTGTTCTGTTGATGGATAAATAATACCTTCAAATTCAATTCTTCCTGGAATTAAAGTAAAATTTGATAAAAAACAATATGGGTTTTTTCCATTTGACCAAAAATTTATAACTAATTCACTTCCATTATAATTGCGTGATACCATTTGAAATAAATATTTTTAGTATAAAAATATTTATTTCAATTTTTTATTTATTAAATTTTGTCCCATATAAAAGGGCACAACCCCTTTAAAACCCTGTAATTAATGGGATTGTGGTGTGTCCTCCACTTTTAATTTACTTATTTTTATATTAATATTTTTTATATATATTAATATATAAATGAGTAAATTAAATATGTTTTTAGGAGGAGGTCATCATGGGATTTCGCCATCCCCTGTTTTTGTATTATCAAATAATAGAGCAAAGAACAGACATATTATACGTAATCTTGGTGCAACATCATTATCATCTAACATGTATACACCATTTAGATTAGAATTTAATGCTGCAAAAACTAACCCAAAATATGTTCAGGATTCATCTGATTATATTCGTTATAAAAAATTACAAGCAATTAAGAGAACGTATAATAATCCAAAGCTTTAGACGTCTTTTGAAATCTAAAGTTAAGATATGTAGTGTCTACATACTTTATACTCTCTTGCATTTTTTACATCTAGAAACAATATATATAAATAAAAAAATTAATGATGTTAAATATATACAAGCCGACATATCAGACAAATTATATTCTTTTTCTGATATTTCATTTGCAAAATATTTTTTATTAAATTGTTGTAATTTTGAATTTTTAGTATCTTGAAAAATACTTGGTTCAATATTTTCTATCTCGCTTACGTTATCATACTTAGTCTGTCTGTGTACATTTCTATTAATATCATTTAAATTATTTAAATTATTTAAATTATTTAAAATTTGGTCTTTATATCTTGCATCATTTTCCATAACAAATTTCTCTCCCAAAGGTCCTAATATTTTTGAAGTATCTCCATTTTTTTCAAATAATAATTTAACATAGGAAATTAATGCATTTATATCATTACCATTAATTATATATTTAATGTCTCTTGATACCATAATATCATATATATATAAATATCTATAACGAAGCATTTTTTGTGTTAATTTATCTAAATCATTTAATATTTGATTTAAAAAATCATTCATACTATATTTAAGATATATTATTTTCTTTAATATCTATATATGTCGTTTATATTATATAATACAAGGTGTAGATCATGTCATAAAACATGGAAAGGCAAAAATGATATAATAAACTCAGTTATTCCTGGTAATTCTAGACCATTAAATCCTTTAGTAGATTCTGATATTATTCCCCACACTTCATTTAAACCAAATCCTATTAAGCATTGGCGTAGACAATTAACTCCCGTTATTGGGAGTGGAAATGGTGGTAAAGCAAGAGTTAGTCAAGTAATGGAATTGCCAGGTGGTACAGTTAATACTACAAATACCAAAGATTGTTCTAATTATCCAAATATAATAAAAACTATTATTAATAATTTGGATGTTTGTAATAAAGATTGTAATGATCGTAAAAAAATAATTAGAAGCGCAAAAACCATGATTGATAAAAAATATTATACAACATCTGGAGCTTATCTTAAAAGTAGGGTTAAATTACATAGTCAAAATCAAACTATAAGTGTAATTGATAAAAATAATCCAACATCAGGTTATAATAGCGTATATTGCAGTGATGTATCTGGATGTGATAATTGTTCAACCGATTGTTTTGTTAAAGTTAATTATAAACCAAATAATGCAAAATATTCTCAACAAGGCGCAGTTTCAAGCGATTTACGTGTAGCAAATCTTAAATATAAAACAATTCAAGACAACAAATGTTTATGTCCATCAGAACCACCAACAGAAACGTGTAATAAATATTATAAGAATAGTAGAGTTAATAATTTTAGTGGCTCTGTTGGTGGAGGAAGAATTTGGCGTAAAACATTATCCTGTATACAATAATTAATTTTTTGTTATTATCTATATTGCTATTGAATATAGATAATATTATATTTGAATATTTATATATATGCCAAATAATACTAATAAATGTAAATCTAAATCATGTTATAAATCATGGAAAGGTAATCAAGTAAATATTTCTATTATACCATCTCAATCTCGACCACTCACAGTTGAAACTGATGATATCACAAATATTAGTAAACATCCATTTAAACCTAGTCATATTAAACATCGACGAAAACAATTATTTCCAAATTCTGGTAGTAGTTTTAGAAAGATTGGAATTAGTGGAGTTATGGATGCCCCAGGTGGTTCTATTAATTTAGTAAATAAACCAGATATTTCTAATTGTTCAAATTTAATAACAAATTACATTGTTAATAGTATTGAAACCGTTTGTATTCCAGATAAAAAAAGAATTAGACGTACATCAATTAGTGTAAATCAGAGTAATTATATATCATCTAATAATTATTTACAAAGTAGAGTTAAGTTATATGAACAAGGTATATCTATAATAAAATCTTCATCTGATTCATCTGAATATAATAGTCTTTATAGTAATAAAGATTGTAGTAATTCTATTGTATCTGTTTCTTATAAACCAAGTAACCCTACATATTCCCAGCAAGGTGCTGTTTCTAACAGTTTACGAATACAACAACTTAAACATATTACAAATAATGATTCCGCGTATAATATAAAAAATCGGTGGGGTCAAAAAGGTGAAAATGCGTTTAAAAATAGCGATTTATTGACTTGTAGGAAAGGTCGCGGTATAGTTTGTCCAGTGTTGCCTAAACCACCTTTATTAGAATTAGAACCTGAACCTGAACCTGAACCTGAACCTGAACCTGAACCTGAACCTGAACCTGAACCTGAACCAGAACCTGAACCTGAACCTGAACCAGAACCTGAATCAGAACTATTGGTATCTGGAACAGGTGTTGGTAGTTATATATCTGATGGAACTGTTACTATTACTGCCGTAGATATATGTGGTAACAATAAAGATTTTCCGATTCAGGATATATCCTCAACTGATAAAGTAGGAGATTTTATTATACCGAATCAATTTATAGGCGAACATATATATGTAATAATTTCGGGAGGAATAAACGCGGCAACTAATAGAATATTTAAAGGCGAAATATCGCGTTATATATTTAATATAAGAAATAATACTCATTATATTGTAAATATATTAACAACAATTATAACAAACAAAACAAAAGAATCGATTAGTAGTAATATATTAAATAGCTATACTACTAATAAAAATGACCTAAGTACTATATTAGATATATCCTCTGAATATATAGAATCTAATTATATAGAACCAGATATATCACAATCAATAACTGTTGCACAAAAAATTACACAAATTTCTTCTATAAATAATTTACTACTTTCTAAGAAAAAAGATACGACAACAACAACCGATTTTATAAATATAATTTCAAATACAATAATGAATTTTGACAATTTAGACTTAACAAATGAATCAGACATAAGTAATATAATACAGAATATAAGTGGAGATATATCTTTATCAAATGTTAATGATATAAACAAAATTAATTTGTCAATTAAAATGATTTCAGAGGCAATAGAAACATTATCAGGAGGTTTATATAATAATGACATTGAAAAATTAACAAAAATAAGCGCTTTTGTTGAAATATCATTTAATAGTATTATTGATAATAGTTTAACTAGTGAGAATATATTAAATAACTCAACTAATCAAGAAATAGTTGGTGTTACTCAACAAGAGATACTAGATGCTCTGCCAGAACCTGAACCTGAATCATTTACAGAACCTGAACCTGAACCTGAACCTGAACCTGAACCTGAACCTGAACCTGAACCTGAACCAGAACCTGAACCAGAACCATTTACAGAACCAGAACCAGAACCAGAACCAGAACCAGAAATACCAACCGATGATGAAATTATTACAGAACTTGTAGATTTTATGAAATTATTAGAGGATATAATATCAGAACCAGAACCAGAACCAGAACCAGAACCAGAACCATTTACAGAACCAGAACCAGAACCAGAACCAGAACCAGAACCAGAACCAGAACCAGAACTACCAACCGATGATGAAATTATTACAGAACTCATAAATTTTATGAAATTATTAGATGATATAATATCAGAACCAGAACCAGAACCAGAACCAGAACCAGAACCAGAACCAGAACCAGAACCATTTACAGAACCAGAACCAGAACCATTT